GTATAGTTTTATGTACATATTTATCACTATAAGCATTTTCAGGTTCTATGATAGATATTGGAACTTCTTTATGAACAACACTTTCTGTTTCATCTTCTAATAACAGCTTAACATTGTCATAATCGTGGTCAAGTCTTTTTATAACTGCCTTATAAACAAATAAACAATCTTCTAAGTCTGTACAAGATTGTGATTTCCAGTATATCTCTACATATTTATTTATAAAGTTTTGAGTAGCAAATAAATCACTAAAGTATTCGTGATTAGAGAAGGACATACTAACATTATTTATTTTAATTTTTCTTGTTTCTAAATCTACAGACTCTTTAATAGAAGGAACTTTTAAGTTTAATGATTTAAAATGTATTGGTGTGCCATTTACATTCATAGTTTCATCATTTTGAGAGAGGTATATCTCAGGGTCAGATTTTATAACTATAACAGGATGAATACTAACAACATCCCCTCCAATGTCTGAAGCAAACTTAGGGTATTGTGTTAAATCAAGCAATTGAACCACCCCTTCTTAATGCTTCTTGAATTTGAGGTACAATCTCATCTTCAATCATATCTTTGCCTAGTACAGGGTTATTTATAACAATAGTAGAGCCACCTCCACCACCTAATCCTGTATTCATTCTGTTTAAGTTTTCAATACCTACAGCCTCTACAGCATCTCTGCTCATAACAAATTCACCTTGCTCTGCTTCAATTATAGTTCCACCTTGAGAGTGTCTTTTACCCCCAACTATACCACCATATTGATATTTTTGACTTTGTATAATTTTTAATTGTAAAGCACCTTGAACTCCAATTAACCCTGCCATTATCATACCTGCAATACCACCTGGGTCTGAAAATGCTTTAGTTATACCAAGAGCTGTGTTTGATATAGCTTCTGCTATTTTGATGCCCTTCATATCCTCTTTGTGTCTTTTAACTTTTTCAGCATATTTAGCTTCAATTTCTTCTGTTTTCTTTTGCCTAATTCTTTCATTTCTTATTCCTTTAAGAACACCCATTTCTGCTTCTTTAGATTGTGAAATTTGTTGCATCTTCAATTGGTCATATGCATTAGCAACACCCATTATCGAATTATGGATTCCTTGCCATCCTTTCATAAACTTTTCTTGTTCTTCATCTGTCATTCCAAATAGTTTTTGGAAAAAACCTTCATCTTCTCCCATTCTTCTAATTGCTTCTTCAAGTTCAAAAATTCTAGCTTGCAAAGATGACATTTTTTGATCAACATCAAGTATAGCATTACTTGATTCTTCCATAACTTGATTTTCAACCTCAAGAACCTCACTTAGTCCAGGGATAGTAAAACCTAAATCCAACATAGCTTGAGTTAACTTTTCGTTTTGCTGAGTGTATTCTCCAATAGTAATTATATTATCAGAAAATGCATCATTTTCTTTTACTATTTCTAAATTTAATGTTTTTAGCTCACCAGTTATTGGATTGATTGTTGTTTCTATTTTCTTTTGTTCTTTAGAAGTAGAGTCTACTTCTTTTTTATAGTTCTCCATTGACAACTTTGCTTCCTCTAACTGTAACTTTAACTCAGGAAGTGATAATTTAGCTAACTTATCTTGCCTTTTTTCAAAATTTATAGCACCTTGTTCAAATCTATCTGGTATTTCTAAAAAATCTGTTAGAGCATCAGCAGCACCAGATATTTCATCCATAACTTGTTTAACAGCAGGAGCTAGTTTTTCTCCCATAGCAGCAGAAACTCTTGTTAAAGAATCTTGCATATTAGAATAAGAACCTGAAAAGGTTTTAGAAAGTTCTTCAGTTGATTTAGCAATTCCAGCAGTTGGATCTTTCATTGTTGAAATTAATGCTTCTCTAAACTCAGGTAATGTTAACTTAGTTAGATCTTCGATTCCTTTGAAATCTTTAACTAACTGCAATACACCTCTTTCTCTTAAAATGTCTGCTGCTCCTGCACCACCAGCAAAAGCCCTACCAAATGCTTGTGCAGCATCAGTAGCATTAACACCCATAAATGCAGCTAAATCAGCAACAGGGACTATAGATTCTTCTGCATTGGCACCAAATGCTTGTATAGCCACACCTGCCTCTGTAATATCTTTTAATGTAAAAGGAGTTTTAGCTGCGACTCTATTAAATGTGTCGAATGCTTTGGCAGCTTTCGCAGTAGACCCTGTCATAACTTTAAGTCTAGTTTCTAGTGCCTCAAATTGCATTTTAGCAGTTAAAGTTTTTCCCACTAACCTTGAAAGTGGTCTTATAACCAATCCTATTGCAAAACTATATAAAAGTATTTTAGAACGAACAACAGACAATGCACCACCAAGACCTAGAAAACCTAACTTAGCCTCTTTATTTCCTGCTGTAATTCTTTGTGTTTCCTTAATTACCTTTTTTTGTCCTTTAACAAGCTTTGAATTATTTCTATTTAATTTATTAGTTTCCTCATTAAGTCTTTTTATAGCTCTTACTAAAGCCTCATTACCTTTCGGTTCAAATTCAATTGTTAGTTTTTGTGCCATTTTGTTTTGCCTTATTAATTTGTTTGTTTTCTAGTTTTGCAAATGCATTTCTTATAACAAATACTTTGTCTACCCATAAACAGGGTTGTTGTCCATAATCACCTTTATATGCTGGGACATTAAACTTTTCACAATATAAATATCTTTGTATATCTTTTTGACTTTTTTTGTCGTGAATCCTATTATTGCATGTAAAAAAAGGCAACTGTGCTTGAATTGAAGATACTGCATCAAACTCATTGCCTTTTAAATTAGACTCATTAACTTCCTCTATTATTAAATCTACAACCTTCCAAACATCTTCGTCACTTTTAAATTCCCAAGTTGGTCGGTTTCCATCAATCATAACAGGTATTTGAGCTTTATAAGGATATTCCTCATACTGACATCCTTGGCAAGCCTCAAACATAACATTTAAAGCTAGTCTGAGGCTTCTTCTTCCCCCAGGTTAAGTAGATCTCCTTGTATTTTTTGGAATATTTCACTCTTTTCACTAAAATTTAAAGACTTTATAAACTTATCATCAGAACCTTTAACACTTGTTCTTATGAATTTTGTCATAGTGGAGTGAAGCATTTTTATTTTTACACCTTCTTTAGAGTTATCATAATCAACACAATCTAATAGTTGATCCCTTTCATCTACTGTGAGTTCATTTAAAACAATCTCACGACCTGATTCGAGTTTGATTTTCATATTACCTCTTATTTAATTAACATGCAACTTCTACTAAAGCATTAGAACCATCTCCAACTGCTTTAACAGAAATATCTAACATCATTACATCACCTTCATTGAATGCCACATTAGTTAAAACTGATTTTAATATACTTATACCAAAAGCACCATCAGTTAAACTACCATCATTATTAAGGATTGTAGCTTGTGCAGCAGTAGAACCATCTTGTGTTTGATTGTTAAAAGATGCAATTAAGGGTTCGGTATTGACATCATATTTAGCTGATACATCTAAAGTAGCTGAAAACTCACCTGCTCTTGACACAACTTCATAACCTGTGCTTGACACACCTGAAAATGTTGCTGGGTTTTCTAAATTTAATGAAAAAGAACTCATAACTAAATCATCTACTCCATATATTTTCCTATAAGCAACATCAGACCAACTACTCATAAAGTAATTTTCACTAGCAGCAAAAGCAGTATCTACTGTTGTTGAAGCATCTGATAAATCTTCTACAAGTGAACCTGTTTGAAGTGTAGCTGAGAATTTAATTCTACCACCCTCTGTGCCAACATCACCATTTAATGTTAATGCTGTAACCACACAATCTTTAAATGACAAATCTGTGTCAGTTAAAGGTGATTTTATAACTACTGAAAGAAGTGTACCTGCTTGACTAGAGTCTGATTTACCAACAGACTGCACCCCAGCATTAGAAGCAAATGAATATACTCCACTTGCAGAACCTTCTGCTTCTCCCATTATATTTTCTAAAAGCATATCAAGTGCATTTGTTGTTGCTGTACCTGATACTGAAATTTCCTTAACTGATGTTTTAACATCTTGGAGAAAATCTTCTTTTTGTAAAACTCTACTGCCTGTCCTAACATCTAAAACTTGTGTTGGGTTTAAAGATGGTGTTCCCACAGAATCGACATCTAAGGCATGATATGCATTTCCACCTCCTGCTTCAATTGTTCCAAAAGCATCTTGCTCAGCTATTAAAACCTGAAACTGTTTAGGTGAAAAAGCTGCTGTATTAATAGCCATTACTTACTCTCCTTTTTCTTTTTTTTCTTGTTTTCAATTTTTTCTACAAATTCCCAAGCAGGTTTTGGAACTTTATCAACCTCTACTTGTTTACCAGAATTTATTTTATCTATTATAGATGATTCGTACCCTGTGTACATAAAACACCATAATTGTCTTACTGGATTATCTTTATTTTTTAGTTTTATTTTCATAAATATTCCTTATGCTACATTACTTAAATGTTGACACTTCCATACCCACTCTGTCACATAAATACCTGATTCTTCATCAGTATTTAAATCTGTACTTTCAAACCTACAGTTAATTGCATTTGTAGAATCTGACAAAGTCATAGTCATATTATCATGTATTA